GCAATTGTGAAGAAGGAACTTTGCCATCAACTAAATCTGCTTTTAAATCTAAAGCATCTTGTAAGTCTTCTTGGTCTGATAGTGTACCTAATATAGTACCCCATTTAGCATAAGAACTACCTTTATTAACGTTGATTTCAATTACAGTAGGCGTTATGTTTAAAGTAACCTCATCTGTATTATCAATTACACTTATATCTACAATTTGGTCGTTTGGTTGTGCAGTAACCTCAATATTATTTACAATTTCAGTTACACCAATATTAATATCATCACCCATTTTTTTATCTTGTTACCTCGTTAGTAATATTAAACCCACCTTGTACATACGTTTTAACTACTCCACTCGATAAAGTAATTTGTATATCGTAAACGTAATTATAAACAGGAATATCTATAATTTGTGTGTTAATTTTAAATTCTCCATTTGCAGCATTTGTAATAGTAATACCTGCAGAAGAAACTGAAGTAAGTGATAAAGCAGCAGTTGTATCTGAATAACATTTGCGTAATTGCATTTTAATAACTGCACCTGTTAGATTAACTTCATCGTCATTAATCTTTAACTGAAATGCAACCTCATCAAAAGTATCGCCTTTTATATGTGTGAATTGTAAACTCATTTTTTATCTTTTATTTTATTTAAAAATAGTTGCAGTTTTTTTACGTTAACCGCTTTTGGCTTGTAAGTTTCTTTTAGATTACCCATCCTGTAAAATTTGCTTCTGAATCAGGGAACATATCGCCATTTGAATTAGCGTTATATTCAGGAAAAGTCGCTGTGTTATAACAAATGTAATCCAAGAATCTATTCGTGTAGTGTTGTGCAATATCCCTTTCTTTTTCAATTAAAAAATCTACTTCATTCTTTTCTACGTTTGTACTATTCTCACTATTGTGTTTAAATACACCTTTATTAGCTATCGTATAAGCTGCAAAAGGCAAATATTCTACCATAGCAAAGTGTATTACCATTGGTTTAATATAGTCCTTTAAAAGGGCTAAATAAGGATTTGCTAAAGTACCTGCTACAATTTCATCGTTTATTTTATTAAACAACTTTGTACCTAAATAGTTTTGAATGTGTATATCTTGTGCAATCTTTACGAATTGAATGAATTTGTCTGTATCTACATTACCATTCATTGCAGTAAATTTTACTATATCTTCTCTTGTTACGAATAATGATTGAGCCATATTTATAATTTATTTAGGTAAAAATCCTTGGTTAGGCATATCAATTGGCTTTTGATATACTAATGGATTATTAGTTGGTAATATCTCTCCTTCTTTTCTTGCTTGAGCCGGTGTTATTTGAGAAGCTAATGGACTATTTACGTCTTGCTTTTTTCTATAAGTTTCACGTGTCCAAAAATGGTGACAAGCTCCTCCGCCTTTGTATAAAAATACATCATAAGTATCTGCTCCTTCAGGACCCCATCCCTTGTTCACCTCTGATTTACTCATTCGCATTATATCTTCTTTTCTATATAGTTTATCAGCTGAAAGCATTTTAACACAAAACGGACGGCTATTTTCACTTACTTGTCCACTATATCTATATCTTGATTTAAATAATTCACCATCTTGTTCTGATTTAGCATTTGGATTTGCACTTCCAGTACTTACAAAGTTCCATATTTTAGATAATATAGATTTTTTAGGATTATTTAAAGATTCTAATTCAGCGTCTAATTTTTCTTCTTCTTCATAATCAACTTGTCTACTATCTATTAATTCCCATTCGTTTAAATCAATATCTTCTCCAAAAGAATCTAAGTCAATATTATCTAAATGAGAACTCATTTTTACACCAGTTTCTTCTTCAGTAGTTTCCGCATTCATTCCTGAAATATCTACAAACTCTAAAGGTTGAATTGTTTTAAAGTATAATTTTAATGAAATTTCATTCAATGCTAGAATTTCATCTAAAGCGTCAATTATTTCAAGTTGGTAAGGTTTAATTACAATGTTATCAAATAACAAAGTAGCAGTTTTAATTTCGTCTGCATTGTTTCCTAAACCACCACCAGTTTCACGAATACCTAAAAGCATTGGGCTTGTAACCCTGTGACCTACAATTAATTTCTCAAAACATTCTTTAGATAAATAATCATAATGTGCAGGAGCATCATTTAATGGAATATCTTCAACTGTAGTTTTTGATTCTGCATTAGCGTTAAAAGCTACAATAACTTTTTCACCTCTTGAACCAGTTAGTTTTCCTAATACGTCACGTTTAATTTTGTCACGCATTTCCTCAGTTGGTATTCCATTGTTAAAGTTTATCACTTTAGTTCCTGAAAAACCATTCTTAACATCGTTAATTAAATAGTCACTAATTTCTTCTTCTAAAACAGAGTAAGGTAATGCTCCAGAGTAATCTATTGGTGTATAATAATGGAATCCAGATACGTATGGTTTAATAACGTAAATCTCAACTTCATTACCATTACCAAATCCAAAAGCAGGGATTCTTTTAGGTGCTTCTGAGGGCTTCTTTTTTGTCCAGTCAGGGAAATAATACCAAGCTTCTATTTGTCCTTTATCGTTACACTTTTCAGCTCTTAGTGTATGCATAGGGAAATGGTCTAAAGTTTTAACTTTTCCTTTCTCCATTATAACCTGCATCGCAGCCATTCCAAGCATTTTTCTTTCTAAAGCCACCTTCTTTAACATATCACCTTTAATGATACTACGCATTTGCGCATATTCATTCGGTTTCTTGTTAGAATCTAAAGCATCAATACCTTTACCGTAAATCATATTAGTTACACCAGTTATGATTGCGTTGTTTGTAGCTGAATAAAGGTATCTATCTATTAAGTACTGAAAGTAATTATTATCACTTCCGTATTCTATAAATTCGTTCTTTTTGTTTTCTTGAATTACAGGGCTCGTATAAGCGCTTAAATTTACTATTGATATATTACTCATAAATTATATAATCGTTATTTGTAGCGTTTGCCACATATTCATCCTTATTTACTGTATAGTTAACTATTGTTTGATTCGTGCAAAAAACTTTATCTTTATAAACCACTTCAGCACCATTCTTAATAGTTAAATTATAAAATGTATTTTCTTTTAAATCAAAAGCAGTAGTAGTTGTCAAATAATATTTATCTAAAGCAAATGATGCAGAAATAGTCTGTAGTTCGTTAGTAGTTTCGTTTCTTAATACAATAGTGTCTGCCCCATAACTACGTGGTATGAATTTTAAAACTTGTGCAGCTTCTTGTTCTTTTAAGATTATCATTGTATTTTTTATTTAATAATAAATGTATACAGTTATTGTTATTTAAAACAAAAAAAGGGTAGCCGAAGCCACCCCTTTTACCAATCAAAAAACAAACAATTATGAACCTGAAACTACAGTGAAACCTGCGGCAGTCAAAGTAGTACTCAAGAAGTTTGCAGGAACAGGCTCTTGTCCTGATAACGTTAAAGTATATCCTGATAAATCACCCATAGCAGCACCTGTAACGATTGTACCACCTGATACATCCATTCCGTGTGCTAATCCACATAAAAACAAGTTTCCGTTGTTATCTTCAACAACAACTTGTGGACGTCCGTAAGCTAATAATTTAATTTGTTTGTGGTCTACAATAGACAATTTCTTTAAAGTTAAATTCAAAGTTTGTTCAAAGAATGTAGTACCATTTTCTCTTGAAGAAGTAATTGCTTGTTCGAATGAACTATTACCTTTCAAGTCATATTTGTATGCTGAAGGTGTACCTGCAACTGCATCAATAACATCTGTATTGGTTTCGTCATAAGTTACTCCTGTCATATCACCCCAATTTACAAAGTAAACCGCTTTTAATCCACCATTGCTATCTTTGCAAGGTTCAATTCTACCTAATGAAATTTCACAAGCCATCTATATATTTTTTAAAAGTTAGTAAAAAAAAAGGGAAGGCATTTTACCTCCCCTTTTCATTTATTAGGCTAATTTTTAGTTAGCAGCGTTTGTGATTCCGTAAGTTACGATATCTTCAACAATTCCGTATTGAACTGCAGCAGTAAATCTCATTACAACTCTTACGTTTTGAGAACCATCAACTGGAGCCATATCAATTACTTGAACTTCGTTTTGGTCAGATAATAAACCTGTACCGAAGAATAAGTTAGATTTTTCAGCAGCAATAGCGGTATTAGCAGCTAAACCGTTAGCAACAAAGATTTTTACACCATCAAAAGAAAGTGAACCATTGTTAAACCATTGTGTTCCTTGAGCATTTGTACCATTAGCACCCAATCCTGAAGCACCAAAACCTCCAAGAGCACGAACGTAAGCACGAGCAATATTTTGAGAAACGTATAAGTATAAATCTTCTTTTCCGTACAATGCAGCAGGAATAGCGTCAACAATTTTACCTAATTCAGCAACAACGTTAGAAGCAGTAACTGTAGTACCTGTAACTTCGTTTGCAGTTGGTAAAGCAGCGTCAGCAGCTAATAAAGTAGCAAACCCGTTGAATTCACCAGCATTAGCAGTAACACCTTTCCAAATGTTTTGTTCTGTTTTTTCAGCAACTTTAGCAGCAACGTGAGAAATTAAGAAATCTGCAAAGCTTGCAGGTAATGAATCAAAAGCAGAATAACCCATTGAAATCGCTTCCCAAGTAGCGTGGAAGTCTTTTTTACACAACTGTAGATTCACTTGGAATTCTTCAGGAGTGATAATTCTTTCGCTTAATGTTACAGTAGATGTAGCAGAAAAATCACAAGTTGCATCTTTAACGATAGCATCAGTAGCAATTTTTTGAATTACAGATTTGTACTTAACATTAGGCATTACTTCAATTCCACCATTTTCAATAGTAGAAGCTGAAAGTAAAGCAGCAGAGATATATTTTGAAGCAAATTCTCCCGCATAAGATGTAGTAATACTTGTAGTAGTAGCCATTTTATTTATTTATTATTTATTAATTAAAAAGTTTTGCCATAACTCTATCTTGAGTAGTCATTTGGCGATTAGATGCAAATTTTTGAACTTGTGGTGTTTTAACTTCTGGAGAATGAGTAAGTGGTTCAACACTTAATTCAACTTCTTTAGATTTTAAATCTTCATCAGTTTTGTCTTCTTCATCAGCAGAAAGTTTTACCCCTTTCAATTCAGCAATTTCATTTCTTAATTTTTCAATTTCAGAAAAGAACATTTCTTTAGTGATTGATTCAACAATCTTTTTAGGAGTTGCTTCAGCAGATGCTTCAACTTCAACCTCTACTTCTTCAGCAGGTGATGCTACTTCTTCTTCATTAGCAGGCATTTCCTCTTCAGGCATTTCAATAGCAGCAATTACACCTTCAACGTCTACTTTTAGGATGTTACCATCTTCTAAAATGTATTCGCCTACTGGCATTGCAATTCTATCTTCCTCATTAACTATAAAAACGGCCATTTCTGGTTCAAAAGCTTCTGCTTCTATAACAGTACCGTTTTCAAGTTTCATTTGGGCAAGTTTTACTTCCATACCCAAAAGAGTTTTGATTTCGTTAATTACACTCATTTTTAAAATATTTAATTTGTTTATAAATAAAATTATTTTTATTTGTTATAAATTGCAATAAATTAGCCGTTACTTCTAACAATGGTTTTAACACCATCAACTACAGTTACAGTAGCGCCACCTTGTTGAACTGTACTGCCAACCCCTTGTGATTGTAATTCACCGTCGCAATTTTTTACATCATATTTACCGTCTTTTCCAAGACAACCCCTGTTACCACCTTTTGGTGAACTTGTTTTAGCCATAATTTTTAGTAATTTATTTAACATTAATATTTGTGATTCTGTGTTCTTTGAATAAAGTATATAACATCGTAAATGCTACCCGCATCAGATGCTTGTATCTTAACTTCTAAACCATTTGTTACTACATCTTCATCAGCATAGTATTGGAACGTTTTAGCAAATACGTGTTCTGTATTATTTCCTTTAGGAAAAGTTACTGTATCCCTAACTCTATCATACGGTGTTCCATTTCCACCTTCTAAAAATAAATCTAAATACCCATTAGCATTAGATAACTTTGCCTTAAAAGCAATTGTAATAGCATAAACATCACCATCGTTTTCAGCTTTTACAAAACTATCTTCATAGTATTGAATATCTGAATGAATATGTGTGTCTATAACATTACCTGCATTGTTAGGTACTACAAAAGCAGTATTAGTAAACGTTTTAGGACTTGCACTTGTATACTGTGTATCGTCATATCTTGCCCAACCCAAACCCATTTTATCAGCTTGTGGTGGGAATACCCTAACTTGTTCGTTATTGAATCCCATAAATAAAGATTCATCAGTTACAAGCATTGCTCCTTGTTCTATGTTCACATTATCAACTTCTAATTGACTTGCTTCTTCTACGTGTACTCTAAATGCAGTATTTTTCATTATAGATTGTGTTTAACAATTATATCCTTGATTTTGTTAATCAATTCTTCTTCTTGTTCTTTCTGCAAACTCATTTCTAATTTGTCAGCAAAATAGCCTTCTATTGAAAAGCCTTTTACCTTACCTGTTTTTACAAAGTCATTCCAAATAGTATCATTGTTTACTTTCATTGAAACCATCCAAGAACCTACAGGTGCATTTAACCCGTACTTTTTAGATTTATCCATTTCAGTATCTTCTACAATCCAAGATTCAACTACTGATAAATCATTTATCTTTTTTTGGTGCTCTAATGTAGCATTGTTTTGGTTGCTATTCATTAGGAATAACTCACTTGCTTTTTTTACAGTTGCATCTGAAAAGAAAATGTAATATTCATCTTCACCATTACGTCTGTAAATGTTTTTGTTTGGAATTAAAGCCGCACCCATTAAGATACGTTTTTCATCATCCACTTTTGCAAGTTGCAATTGTTGGTTAAGTGCTATAAAGTTTTCTTCTATTGCAGGAAATTCTACAACAGAAATAGCTTCAACACCACTTAAGTCTTCTTTTTCGTCTATGATTAATTCTACTATTCGCATTTTATTTTTATTTATAAATTAAATTATTTGGTTTTTGTTAATCTCCTAATGTTGCAGTCTGTACAATATTTCTATCTAAACTTTGTGCAGTTGTCACATCGTTACTTACTACAAATGCTTTTACAGGTGCTTGATTTCCTAAAGTTTGTGCTATTTGATTTTGTCCTGAAGTACCTACTACATTAAAACTTGGAGCTGCTGCAATTGAACCACCACCAACACTAATTGGAGTAGGAGAACCACCACCTCCACCACCATTTGGAACTTGAACTGAAGTAATAGCTTTAATTGCCTTAAAACCTGTAGCCAATACAGTAGCAACGTTTGCAACTTTAGCAACAACATCAAAAGGTGAAGGTAAAACTGATTTTTGCTTTAATGCTTCAGAAACCCCTACATAAGTATTAATAGTTGCACTTGCAATTCCTAATGCTTTACCTGCTGCAGTTTCTCTACCTGCTAATTCAGATAATTGTGATAAAGTATTTGCTGCTGCTTGTGCGTAAGCAATACGCTCTTCATAGTTTAGTTTAGCAATTAAAGTTCTTGCATTTTCTTGTGCTTGTGCATCATCAGTTATTTTCTTTTGAGCAGCAGCATTTTGTTCTATGTCTTTTAAAAATCTACTTTGTTTATCTTCTTCTTGTTTT